GTGATCCAGCACCACCACCTCCAACTGTGATGCTATATGTATTTCCAGCAGTAACACTTAATCCTGATCCAGATAAATAACCTCCAGCACCACCTCCTCCAGCTCCCAAAGCACCTCCACCACCTCCACCAGCAACCACCAAGTAATTAACACTTGATACGCCTGTGGGTGCAGTCCATGAACCTGAACCAGTAAATATTGCTGTTCTTGTTGTGCTTGGTACTAAATAAGAAATGATGACTACACCAGAACCGCCATTACCACCACCATTAAGAGCATTATTTGCGTTGTAACCACCGCCACCGCCACCGCCACCTAGGTTAGCAGTTCCAGCACCAGGAGCAACTGGAGTGCTTAAATTAGTACCACCCGCTCCACCGCCACCAGTACCACCTGAAGAAGCGGATATATTTAATTGTCCAGTACCACCACCGCCACCACCAGCATAAGTAACACTTGAGCCACTTATGGTATTTGCTGTGCCATTTCCACCATTTCCACCATTATATGGAGCTGATGTTGTGCCATTAGAACCAACTGCACCAGCACCGCCACCTCCACCTCCAGATTGATCGTTTGATTGAGCGCCTGTACCGCCATTATTTCCTTGCCCTGATGTACCTGAACCACCAGTTGTACTTGTTCCACCACCACCAGAACCGCCAGTTCCTCCAGTATGCGCATAAAGTCCAGAGCCACCATAACCACCGCCTACAGCACCTGTGCTTCCATTTACTAATGAACCAAATGTAGAATTTGTGCCTTGAGTTCCATTATTAGCTGATGTATTACCAGCGCCACCATTACCACCAGCACCGACAGTTATTGTGTAAGTTGTTCCGGCAGTAACTGATAAAGATGTACCAGCTAAATATCCTCCAGCGCCACCACCACCACCAACATAATTTCCACCACCGCCACCACCAGCAACAACCAAATAATTGACGCTAGTAACACCAGCAGGTGCAGTCCAACTGCTAGTTGAATTAAATTGCTGAATTACTGTTGAATAAGTAACCGCTTTTGTAGCCCCACTAAAGAAAAAATTAGGTGCGCCAAACATATTATGCAAACGCCTGTGCGTAAGTGCCATACCAAACAGAGTTAATACATACAAATGAAAGTATGTCTAAGCCTGTGGAAGCAGTTGTTGTGATTGTGGGTGCAGTGCCCCCCGGCCATTTAACACCTGTAAATGTCGCTGTGCGTGATCCTGTCCCGTCTTGAATCAATTTAACAATAAACGATGTGCCTGACGTTGCCGTGGGCATGGTAAACGTACAGTTACCAGTCAATGTGTAGCTAAGAACAGTTCCTGATGCCAATGACAAAGTAACTGCTGTACCTGAATTAGTAATTGATGGTGCAGTTTCTAAATATGCTGTAATTGTAGGATTTGTAAGCGTTTTGTTAGTTAACGTCTGACTAGAACCAAGATTTACTAATGTGTCTGTTGCCGCAGGAAATGTATAGGAATAAGCACCAGACACTACAAATGTAGATGCATAGTTTCCTGATATTGTGATTGTGCTTGCGGCGTTATTTGCTACGCCTGTACCACCAGACGTAGGGGCAAGAGCTGTACCTAAACTTACAACGCCAGCACTGCTGATGGTCATAGCATCTGATGCGCCACTATTAACAACAAAGTGAATAGCGTTTGATGTTGTTGTACCAATCGCCAAATCAGAAGTTGTTGATGTCAAATAAACATTATTTGCACCACTCAAAGAACCAGTACCACTAAATCCTGAAGAATTGATACCAAAGTCACCATAGTAAGTTGTGGCTGTACTAAGATTATTGGTAACGACTACGTCTGCTGATGCAGATGCACCGTTGTTGGTGTTTTGAATCTCCATCTGGATGTAACCATTTTGACTAGATTGCATAGTCAAAATATGGTTTACATCTGAGTATCCAAGTGTTCCATATGAGTAAACACCCTTTGAACTAGATGCTGTAATTGTTCCGCTTGATACATAATTAGTGGCTGATAGTGATGTTCCATCCCATGTAAATGAGGATGAACCTGCAAGAGCACCAGATAAATTGTATTGAACTTGGGTTGTTGATCCACCAACTGATCCAGTAGCCTTTGATGCAATAGTCTGCACAGTACCAGTATTGTCTTTATAGAAAAGCTTTCCATCAGTATAGTTAATGGCTAATTCGCCATTTCCTAGATTGGCTGCTAATGGCACATTTGTAGTGGTACCACTGTTATAAAGATATATGGGTGTGTAATTCGTTGCTGCCATGTTTTATTCCTTAAAAAGTCCCACCGTTCACGCCATAAGCAGTGTTTGTTCCACCATTAGCAATTGGCAAAATACCAGTCACTTGAGTTGTCAAATTGATTGTTCCAAGTGTCTGTTTTAATGCACCGCTTGCATCTGTTGTTCCATCTGTTGACCATGTGTCATTGACGTTCAAGGTCACCTTGGCAATCACCCTCAAAGTACCGTTGTCATTATAGGTAACGGTAATTGTATTGGCAACGGTATCGCCATTTTGGATGTAAATTGTCTTGATGAGTCGTCTTGTCGAGGAAGCTGGGGCTGATACCAAAGTCACTTGTGATGTGCCATTCAATGCACCGTCACTTGATCCTTCCGTAAAAGCCGTTCCTGTGTCATCAGAATAGGCGGTTACATAGCTTGGATTGGTCGTGGTCGCGGCTCCCGCCATCGCCACTGTAATTGATTTGGTTGTTGCGTCTAAAACTAGCATGACGACCCTTTAACGAGAAATAAACCACGCATAAGCGTTGGCTGATGAAGATGAACCGCCACCACCCGTAGACGCAATTGTAATGCTTCCACTTCCATTTGTAATGGTAATGTTGCTACCAGCAGTCAAAGTTGCGTTACTGTAATTCGTGCCATTTCCAATTAACAATGAACCATTGGGTGGAGTTGTTGCCAGTCCAGTTCCACCGTTGGCAACACCCAAAGTACCTGCAAGGGTAATAGCTCCTGTTGTTCCAGTGCTTGGGGTTAATCCTGTAGTGCCTGCGCTGAATGAAGTAACTCCACCAGTAGACGCTGCCCACGTTGCAGTCGTTCCGTTTGACGTTAAAACATAACCGTTGGTGCCAATTCCTAACCTTGTAGCGCTATTTGTACCATTTCCAATGATCAAATCACCTGTTGTAGTGATTGGAGATAGTGCATTAAACGCGCTAGAAGCTGTTGTTTGTCCTGTACCACCGCTTGATATTCCCAGTGTCCCAGCAAGCGTTATAGCGCCTGTTGTGGTGGTTGATGGGGTCAATCCACTGAGTGATGTTTGAAAAGATGTAACGCCACCAGCAGTTCCATTGGCTGCTAAGGTAATCCTACCTTGCTGATCAACGGTAATGTTTGCGTTTGTGTATGACCCAGGGGTTACTGCCGTATTTGCCAAAGCAACTGTTACACCAGTGGTTCCGTTATAGAATCCACCTGAAAGTCCTGTGCCAATCGTCAAAGAACTGATGTTTGATCCCAAGGACGCCCCTGAAATCGTACTATTGATCAATGAAGAATTGCCAATGTTTGTCAGTGTATTTGTTGTCCCACTGATGGTTTTGTTTGTAAGGGTTTGAGTTCCTGACAAAGTTGCAACCACAGTAGTGTCAATTGCAATTGTTCCTGTTGCGGTAATAGTTCCACCAGTCAATCCAGTGCCAGCGGTAATTGAAGTTACCGTACCAGTACCTGCAACAGATGTCCAAGTTGGAGCGCCTGATCCCGAACTTGTTAAAACCTGTCCACTAAGACCTACGGAAGTTAGCGCATAGATTGATCCATTACCGTAAACCACTGCCCCAGCGGTTGGAGTATTTGATGTTCCTGTTCCACCATAAGCCACATTCAATATGCCACCCAATGTGATAGCACCTGATGTTGGTGAATTAGGTGATAAACCTGTAGTTCCACCACTGAATGTGTTCACAACTCCAGTGCCTGATGCTATTGCACTTTGCACAAAAGCAGTCGTTGCAATCTGTGTTGTATTTGTTCCCGTTGATGCGGTAGTAGCTGTCGGGGTTCCTGACAAAGCAGGGCTGTTTGCCAAGACCACTGCACCCGTACCTGTAGTCGATGCGTTTGAGGCTGATGTAGCCCTTCCATACGCATCAAATGTAACCGTGGGTAGTGTGTATGTGCCTGATGTGATTGAAGTCGTTGTGAGCCCAATTTGAGGGCTTGTAGTGCCATTGTTGACGGTAATTTGTCCACCAACGCCAGTGACTGCAACCGTGCTCAGTGATGTGCCACTCAAAGCCAACAAACCTGTGCCTGTTGTGCCAACTAAGTTTTGTAAAACAGTTGAAAGGCTGATCGTTGGGTTGCCTGTTGTGCCATCAGGATTGGCAATTGATACGCCAGATCCGCTAGAAGCAATCTGCACATTGGTCAAGGTTGTGCTATTTGTCTTGACTTGAATGCCGTTACCAGAAGTAAGCAAAGAAGCCAAAGCGCCAGTCACAGCAATGGTATAGCTACCTTGAGCACCACCATCGGTTGTGGTTAAACCAGTGCTGACTGCAATTTGTCTGCTATTGGCCAAACTTGTTTGTTGGCCAACGGTCAAAAATGTCTGTGTTTGTGTGGGCTGAACCGCAATAGCCCCAGTCGTGGTTTGAACCGTCACCCCATTTTGAACAATAGGAACTGACTCATTACCAGTCAAAGCACTTGCTTGAGGCAATTGGGTGATTGTTACTTGTCCACTCATGTTATTGGCTCGTGTTGGGGCTTGGGCTTATGATGTTAATGTTGTCGTTCTGTTGTGGAATATCGTTTCCATTCTGAGTGCTAATGTAGACTTCAGAGGGATTGCCTCCAGGTATATTTGTCCCCGTAGGCGTAACGACCAAACCATTGTCATTTGCAGCAACACTGACATCGGGTCTTGGGAATTGTAAGGTAATTCTTTCGGTTTTCCTAGCTGGTAATCTATAGGGATCTTTTTGATCTGCACACCCTTCTTGACACACCCGTAGACCAGGGAAATTTGGATCAGGCATGGCCTGAATAATTGGTCTTTTCATTTTGCAACGGTCGCAAATGAAGATCGCAATTACTGCGTTTCCTGTGGTGTCTAGAAAGCGTGGCATGCTTACCTTGTGTAGACTGAAATGTTGGGAGCGAAGTAAATCGGAGACTTATCGCGCTCTTCATTCTCAGCCATGATAAAGTAATTATTGGCTTGAGTTTCCAAATACTGAATCCGTGCAATGTCAACCGCAGGCAGTATCAAGCTCATCTGATGAGCTAGTAAATACTGAATGGCTTGATTCCAACGTTGAGGAATCTCCAACTGACCATTCAATCCACCCACATCATCAATTTGGCGTGAATACCAAATAGTCATTTGAATGAACGCATCACTTGGGGCTGGCCACAGAGTGATCTTTGCCTGTGGGATTGTTCTGTTGAACCAATACTGATAAGGCTGATTGGCTGTGAAATTCTTGTTAGGCAGATTGGTATAGTCGTCACGGTTCAAGCGAGCCATGGTGACTTCAGTGGAGTTGTTGCCAAGGTACCATTCACGCAAAGCCAAAGTTGTTCCGCCTGTGGCTTGAAAACGGTAGTATTGCGCTGTGGCACCAGGGTCAATATCTTGGAAAATCCACTGACCATCGGTCACTGTGACGTTTGTACCCGTGTACAAGGTCGTCCAAGTCGTTCCATCATAGGAATATTGAAAGCTGTAGTTCCATGTTGCAGATCCACCGTTGGCAACGTATGGCATAAAGCCAATAGATCCAATGTAAATGCTGTTGTTTGTACCGTAATTGACTGTGTAATTGCCATTTGGCACAGTCATTTGGTTGTACGTCTGTGTGTTTTGATCGTAAATGTAGGCTGTGCTACTGCCATCGCTTGCAGAATATGACCCACTAGGGCGGTTCATCGTGCGATAGAGCGCATTTAAGACATCAACTCCACCTACGGGTAGCAAATACTCGTACTGGTCTGGAATCAGGCCATAAACCTGTTTATTGATCGCCCAATAGTTGATGCCCTGATTGATCAGGTTGCTAAGGACAAAGAACAAGGCTTGCTTGGAACCCTGAACTTGCTCACTCGTCAACTCTTCAGCCAGTTTGCCCGACAAGCGAGCACCCTGATCAATGAAGTTTTGAACTGTGATTACTGTCTGTCCAATTGTTCCGCTGTAAGCCATTGTTAATCCTTACCAGCACTTTTTGTGTTTAGAATTTGTTTCGTGTGTACTAACTTTGCAATGTTTTAAATTGATTTTTCCACTTTTTTCATGGTGTTCAGCTTTATGTTTAACGCTTCCACCCTTTTTAAAAAATTGTCCTTGGTCACCTTGACCAGGGTTTGCAAACCTTCCAACATCAGAATCATTAGCCAAAAGATCTTGAGCATATTTCATTGCAGTTTGTCGATTTGCATTAATTGGCAAAACTGTATTGTATTTTGACAAAGGTAAATCACCATTTGCCATGTTTACATCTTCTTTAATGGACTGGTATTGTGCTTTAGGTGACAAATGATTGCCTGGCATAGGAATATCAGCAGGGTCTCTTTGAGCATATGAATTAATTAAATCCAATTGTTGTTGGATTCTTTCAGGACTTGAATTGATACTAAACCCACCCATAATTTTCTCCTATTACCACCCTGGGCAGTTCCAACGCTTCAATGATGCCTTTGCTCTTGGCGCATCACCTGAAGCATGCTTAACTACCCCTGACATTCTTGCACAAAATGAATCTTTCCTAGCACCACCTTGAGGCTGAGGAGCCTTTAAATGGCTTCCAGTCTCTCGATTGTACTTAGCCCTACCCTTGGCAGTCAGCCCTGCTCCTTGATCAACTGAGAGCTTCTCACCGCGTCCTACGGCTAGAGATGGGCCACCCTCTTTGAGTTTAGCCGTTTTAGCTGATTCACGGAAAGCTTCAGCAGTCGGTGCGCCCTTAGAGCCGACCTTACGCATTTTTTCACCAGAGCCATGAGCAATTCTCTCTTGTTTTCTATGAATATTGGCATAAAGTCCGTTCTTCATTACCAACACCCTTTGTGTTTTGAATTCTCATGATGAGTGGAAACGTTACCACCATGAGCCTTTTTAGCGTGTCTTTTTACACTGTAGGCAATCGCCACTGCCTGCTTCTGGGGCTTGCCTGCGTGAATCTCAGCTTCAATGTTGTGCTCAAAAGCTTTTTTGGATTTGGATTTGGTTAAAGGCATGATTAGGTTCCTACTCCAGTAACATTGTTGTTGGCTTGAATCAATTTTCCATTTACAACTAAACCTGCTCCAATAGTACCCGTACTTGCTTTCAATTGAAATTGCAAATCGTACTTTTGCGTGTATTTAAAAGGATTTGGCCGTGTAATTGTAAAGATTGAAACAAAAGGCTGTTGCAACACACTTAATGTTGTACCAGTTACATTGTTTGTAGCAACCACGTTATACGTCACAATCGTGCTACTTGTGTAGCTATTGGATGTATTAATTTCAACTTGATCTAAATAGAAATCATAGTTTGCAGGAACGCTATACCAAGCATTTTGAGACTTACCAATACCTACGTTGATTTGAGCGTAAGTTGTGGTGCTTACTTTGATTGTGATTTGACCAACATTGGTTGTTTGACCAGAAGCTGGAGTTGCCAAAAACAAATTATTGATTCTTAAATAACTATTAACAGTGGTAGTTCCACCTGTTGCAATAGTTACTGTTTCTGAAATTTGATTCCAGTTTGCATCTAAACCAACTACAAGAACTGTAGCTCCATTGTCAGAAGCAGATCCACTAGCAACCGTCATTGTGGATGCCGAGGATGGAAAAGTGTATGCAGATGCGTTTTCCCAAACTGCAATTGATGAAGTACCAATAGAAGGCTGGTAACCAAAAATACTAACTGTGCTGTGGCCTTCAATTTGTCCACGAGCTACTTGAAGGTCAAATGGCTCATATGCACCTGCCCTAGTAATTGACGCAGTGATTCCGTTACTCATAATTTATCCTTAAAAAGTGGGAGAGCCGAAGCCCTCCCATCTTACTCAACACTTTCTCATTGAGCCACCACGTTTTTTAGCGGGTGCTTTTGGAGTTTCTTTAGAACTAAACAGATTCTTAATTGCATTCACTCCGCTTTTGATAGCGTTGGGAATCATATTTTTATCTGCTTCATTCTCAGCGCGTTGGGCTTTTTCCCAGTTTGCGTAGTCTTGGTTAGCCTTTTGTGCAAATTGGTCGTCGGAGGTGCTTCCACCTCCATCAAACTTTTTTGTTGCACGCCCACCTTTTTTAAAAGTACCAGATTGCAAGCTGTTAGCCACAGGACGGCTGACGAAGTGGTGAGGCATTTTTACTGCCTTACCATCATCGACTACATTACCCCCTGTGGCGTAGTGCTTTTTTGCTGCGTGGCCTCCATGCTTGTAACCGCCTGCATTGGACTCATGAACTTCACCAGTGTGACCCATTTTCTTGCCTGCGGTAGCAGTGTCAGCAGAACGGTTTTCCCAGTCTCCGCCTTCCACTGTGTCATGCTTGAAATGACCTTCCTGTTTGCCCTTCATGGTCGCTGCTGGTATTGCACCGCCAGTAGCCTTATGATGCATCTTATGGGCTTTACCACCATGCTTGAAACCACCTGCATTGGATTCTTTGATTCCACCAGTACCGTGAGCTTTGTCACGCTTGGCTGAGTGCATTTCAGTTTCCAAATAGTCTTTCTCATTGTCCTCAATGGTGCCATGCATCTTGATTTTGCCTGGGTTCTTAGACTCATGAGTGTCTGAAGGGATAGCGCCTCCAGTGGCTTTGTGATGCATTTTGTGCATTTTTCCACCGTGTTTGTAACCTGTTGGTTTACCTTCATGGATTTCGCCTGTGCCATGGTGCTTGTCATGATGTTGACCATCAACAACCATGGTCTTCTCGAATTTCTTCGCATTACCTTTGATTGTTGTTTTGGTCTCGTCACGATCAATAGCGCCACCAGATGCCTTGTGGTGCATCTTATGAGCTTTTTCCATTGGCATAGACTCGTGATGATGGAGTTCTTTCTCCAACTTCTCAATGTGCTTTCCCATGCCCATGTGACCGCCTTTTTTCATGCCAGTCAATGCTTTTCTCACCATTGCAGCGCGAGCCATGCGAGCACGGGGATCCATCGCTGCAATTGCTGGTCTAGCCATAGGAGCCATAGGAGCGCCCATCATGCCACCGTCAAGCTTGTGCTCAACCTTGCCACCCTTTTTGTACTGGTTGGGGTTCATTGCCTTACGACGCTCAGACATAGAAGGCTTCTTAGGAGCCTTACCATGCTCAGCCTCAAATGCGTGATGAGCACCGTGCATCATGCCACCAGAAGCTTCGTGCATGGATTTGTGGCCATGCTCTTCGGCTTTCATGCCTTTGTGATGCACTTTTCCACCTTTTTTGAGCTTCAGAATGACTGAAGGCTCATCGGTGTACATTTTTACCATTGGTTTAAATTGACCCATGATGCCCTCCTATTAGGCTTGAGTTACGCCAAGAGCACCAGTGCGTGTTGCATTGGGGCCAGTTGCAATACCAGGCAATGCAATCACAACGACCAAACGTTTTACACCGTTTGATGCCGTAGAAGGCACATAAGTACCGCGCACATCACCAGTTGTTGATGTTGCAGGTGTGGTCAAATCTGCTACTGTAAATGCGCTATTGCCACCTGTGTCATTGGCTAGAGTGTTATTCCAACCCACACGAACAATGTAGCCTGCGTCAAATACACGCAAAGGTAAACCTAAAATATCTGTTGTACCAACAGTAATTGCCACTGGCAAAGAACCGTTAATTGCAATGCTAGATATTTGGTAGAAAGCTTTCTTGCCAGAGACATTAGCAACAGCAGAAGATGTTGTACCTGTAGCAATCACTTCAGACATTGCTTGTCCGTAATAATCGTATCCAGACACTGTCAAGTTACGGCTAGTGGAAATAGTTCCAGAAGCTGTAGTCAACTGAACTGCACGGGGTGTGTCCAATTGAATGACTGTTGTACCATCATTGCGAAGGAATGACTTGGCATTAGTACCAGCGGTCAACGTCAAGTTACCTGAAGCAGCAGGGGTTTGTGACGCAGCAATGTTGCTTGTGTTTAGTGTTTGAGGAATTACATCCCAGACATACTCACGACCCAAGGGGCCAACACCAACTTCCATTGGAGATGGGTCTTGCAAGCCATAGTTGCCTGAAGCGTAAATTGTGATTGAACCAGTTGCTGATGATGAAGCACTTAGCGTGTAAGTACCTGTTCCACCCGCACCAGTTACAAAAGCAGTAATGTAAGAGTTGGCTGTAATGCCAGTTCCGTTTACATACTGTCCGAGGGTGAGCGAGTCACCAGAGTTCATTGCGGTTACTGTCATTGTGGTGCCAGTTACGGAACCAGTGATAACAGCTTCACTGTTGGTTACATTGGTACCAATGTAGCCTTGGGCTGTACCCAAAAATAGATCATCTGAAAATTGAGGCATTTTTTTCTCCTTGTGGCTTGAACCACTCAGGGTTTAAAAAAAGGGGTGGAAACAACTCCACCCCACTTTGATTAGACTCCAGGTGTACCGTAGGCACAACGGGGATCTGTAAAGCCAACGTCGTAACGCTCTGTGGCTTTGTAGCGCATAGAGTCAGTTTCAAAGTCGCCTTCCATGGTCTTCTCTAGACGTCTGCGCATCAAAAGCTTGAAGCCTTCGGGAGCATCAGTCTGAACCCACCATGCTGTAGATGAAGTCAAACGTGACAACACTGCGGCACCCTCGTCAAGCAAACCGATAGATTTGATTGGGTTGATGTCGTTGTTAGCGTTGCCTGTACGTAGGACAGATTTCAACAATACTTCAGCTTGGAAGATATTGCCTGGAGCCACAATCAATTGACGTGGTACCAAACGAATACGCTTACCGTTGTTGTCAACTGCTTGGCGGATTTGAATCAACATCTGTTCGAGAGATGTTTGAGACAAAACAGCGGCTGTGGCCAACTGGTTGCTGAATGTACCGTTAACGATGGGGTGTGCTGTGCTGATCAAAGACACACCGTCACCGCCAGCGTAGGCGCTATTGAAAGCTGTGTTCAACACGTTAGCTGACAACAACTCTTTGGTCTCAACCAAAGATTGTGCCAAGTGGCGTGCGTACACTTGACCGATACGGATGTGGTCGCCATCTTCCACCAACACTTTTGTCAAAGCGAAGGCTAGGCCATACACTTTGTACAAATAGCGCTTGAGGAATAACACACCACCCTGTTGATAGGTCACTGGAGTGCCATCAGGGAGTTGGGGTGCTGCGCCAAATCCATATAGGACGGGCTCTTCGTGGTAGTTACGGGGAATGCCGTCTTCTTCGCGGAACACTCGGCTCCACTCGTCGGCACGTTGGTCATAGACTCCGTCAAAACACTCGTTAAGAATTGGCTCAACGATGGATCTAAAGTCCGTACTTCGCATTGGTGCTGCCATTGCAATACTCCTTTATTAAACGACTGCAGTAGTAGCAGCAACAAATTGAACATATGGCAACGTTACACGAACAATCGTGTATGCATCACCCCAAGCGTTGTCCACATAGGGAGCGAGATCAACGACACGCATCTGACCTTGAGCACCGTTAGCTTGGTTAGAAGCTGATGCCAAAGTTGCTTGCGACAAACCAGTGGTTGTTGAACCAGCGGTAATGTTGCTGAAGTTGTACTCGTCGCCAATAGACGTTTGAGCCATTGAACCATCTGCTTGAATTTCATAAACGATTTTTTCGTCGTTGTAGAAGTAAGCAACGCAAGTTCCTGCTGTGTAAGCAGTGCTTGCTGGCCAATAGTTAGAGATACGTGCACGACCAGTTGTATCTGTCCACTGTACGCCTGCGAATGCACCAGCGACTTGGTAGCCTGATGATGCTGCGCTATTGCCAGGGGTGGCAGAAGGAACGATTGTGCCGTTAGCAATACTTGACAAGCTTGTAGCTGTCAAGACTGCGGCTGTCACATAAGAAACTGGTTGTCCTTTTAAAATGTTTACGGACAAACCAGATTGAATACCGCCAGCAAGCGCCTGAGCGCGATCCAGACCAGAGGGGTGGAACGCAGGGCGCAAGCCAAACGGAGCATTAGTTGCTGACATAGTCAAACTCCTTTAGGTTAACCCGAAAATACGGGTGTTTTGCTTGGTTGCTGTTCAATTCCGCCAATACCTTCACCCTCAACATTTACAAGCGACTTTCCGTTGCTATCACGTTGGCCTTGGAGACTCTCAATTTGTACACGAATCTTGTCAGCTTCTTCACGAGGTTTGTCGTGATGCTGATAGGTCATGACCTCTTGGAAAATATCCATGGGCAATTTGAAAAGCAACATCTCGTTGCACGATATGTAACCTACGTACTCACCCGATTTAATTTTGTAATCTTCATAGCCTGGTAACTCTTCCGACTTAACGGGTACGTACCCAAGGCGAATCCGCTTATCAATTGAATCGTAGCTGTTGGTTGTTGAAAGCCAGCAAAGGTGCCACCCATCTACGTTGGGTAGTTTTGGCAGTGCTGATTGCGTCCACTCCTCGCTCCACATTTTTTTACGTTCCTGCGTAGAAATGAACTTATCTTCAGGTGCTTTGTGGGATGCTTCCCCGTTATCACGGTCTTGGCGACCACTTGCATTCAAAGATTTTTTTAGACGTGATTCCATGTTTTACTCCAAGTATTAGTTACGGTTTTTATTCTGACTGTCAAACTTGATGAAATTTTCAATCATCTTCGCTTTGCGCACAGGGTTCTCCCATGCACCAGCTTCCTTCATAGCACTCACTCTTTCTGGGGTGAGGATGAACTGGGTACGGTTTGTACCCCCATAAGCTGCAGATGCCTCGCGTCCTGAACTTCCCACAACATTCCTCGGTCTTCGAACAGTGGAATTACTGTCTGTGGTTTCATTATAACGATGTGGTAGAGATTTTTGCAAGCGACTATCGAGTTCATCCCAATAATCTGGATCTTTTGGATCCCAACCTTCTTCAACTAGCATTTCAGATGCCTTCAAAGTGACTTTACTGTCCCTATCTGTGCCGTCTACTTTATACCAACTGTGCTTGTTAATCCATTGAGCAGCGTTTCTCTGCGTCTCTGGGTCAGGCAACCTGATGTTGTCAAGATTTTGTTGCTGTGGGGCTTGTGTTGCCTGTCTTTTTATTTGATTGAGTTGGCTTAGGTTGGCTTTTGCCTCATCTAAAAGGTCTTGAGCCTCCACCATGGCTTGTCCATCATTGGAACTTACCGCCTCAGCCATCTTCATCTTGGCATATTCCAAGCGAACTTGGGTGTCCTCGATGTTTTTGTCGATCCGCATGACGTCTGACTGGCGTGTTCTGCTCTCCACCTCTGTCAAACGACGCTTAAACTCCTCGTTTTCACGTTGGAGTTGTTGCAAACGGAGGTCTTTTTCCTCGTTTGTCTTGCGAATCAGGTCTTTTTTAGCTCTACGACGGTTTCTTTTAGCGTCTCTGAGCGCTTGATCATCATCTGGATGGTCTGCATCCTCATCTTCAACCGTTCCACCTTCTTTTTTCTCAGGTGGAGTTGTTGCCACATCATTTAATTGATCATCTTCGTCATTTGTGAGCAAGTTTTCGTCTAATTCAACGACAGCAGAGCCGTCTTGCGCCTCTTCTATCTTTAAATCTGGTGTTTTTTTATCTTCTGCCATGATATTTTCCCTTATACGTATGTTTTGAACGACAACGGATCATCTGTGATGGCCGAAATCAGTTCGTGGTCGTTGATAGTCATGAACAAAACAGGATCTTCACCGTCTTCAGTAGGAACATTGCGTTCCCACCTGTCCCCACCCCATCTAGGAACACGGACAAAGTCTCCAAGATCAGCCCATGAGCCTTCAGCCCACGGTTGCATGGTGTCCCTGTTCTTGAACGCGAGTGGGCCAATAGCCACGACCTTGCCGATCATGTTATTCCACTTTTCATTCTCTTTAGTTTCATTAACAATGATGAATCGTCCAACAGTTTTTTTAATTCTGCGCAATTGCACGATTACTCGACCACCGAAGGGGCGTTGCCCTGGGTTTACGTCTGGGAATGCCCATGCTAAATCTTCTGCATTGGGCGTACCTTGGCTTCCCTCAATAGTAGGGATCTTCTCTTTCTCACTCATACTAACTCCTAAAAAACACCATATCTCAGGTGCATCGTTAAAGCGCTTTTCAGCGCGGCCTCAGTCGCGGAGTGCGACCTATTCTCTTCCTTCTTCTTCTTCAGCCATGCGGTCAAATGAGTTCATGACGTATTGCAGTCCCTGATACTCACCAACCATGCGCTGATAAGCCTCCCAAGTGGTTGCGTTCCCGAAGGCAAGAGACGCAGCTAACTCGGCTTGGCGAAGTTTGATCACGTGGATCAATTGTTCAATCATTTTTTCTTAGACAAAGGGGAAGCAGTTTTCTTACCGCCATCCTTCATGCTTTGTCCGTTCACAGGTGCGCCTTGAGCCAAGCGCTTGTGTTGGGGTACGTTGATGCTCTTTTGTTCTTGATCAGATGTTGACATTTGGGGCTCCTTGGGGTTGTGGCGGTTGCGCCTGTGGTTGTGCCATGGGTTGTCCCATAGGCGGTTGCATCTCAGGCGGTTGTGCCTGAGCTATGTTTTGGATTGTCTCATGCGTTAGCTTGGCGTTCTCAATCGCAATTTTTGTTTGATTGTCCATCTGCGTTTTTTGCATATCCGCTTGCAACTTGGCTTGCTCATACTGAGATTTGGCTTGATCAGCTTGCGTTTTGCGTTGTGTCTCAGCCATGCTTGTCTCTTTAACGACTTGCTCGGCTGGGGGTAGATTACCCTGAGCTGCTTGGGCGCGTTGTGATGCCACTTGTATAAGTTGTTGGAAGGCGGGTACAAACGCTTTAAACACGTCTTTGGTATCCAACTCCACATGTGCGCCAACGGTCGTGTATAGCTTGTCTATGGTAGCTGTAAGGCTAGGATCATCATAGTTGTTGATTGGCTTGCCACCTTGCGACTGTGCCACATATGCATTACTGCGGTTCAAGTACCACAATGTCATGTGTTGCTTGATGTGTTCAATCAAGTTGTTAATGTAGTTGGGGTCGGCAAACGGTGACTGACCAAAGAATGGATTCAATCCGAATTGCAGGTGATCTTGGATGTGTGCAATATGGTCTTGTTGCATGTAAGCGTATGAAGGCTGTCCTAGCAACATGGCTGCGTTCTCATCCGCAGAAGTCCTTTGCTCAGGCGCTGGCACATCCTTCATCAATTCATTCACGTTTGGCACTTTCAATTGCTTGAGGAAACGTGACAACACTTGACTCATGTTGAACTGGTCTGGGTGCTTTTCAGCCAAGGCCAACACAGCTTGGTTCTGAGCCATGCGTTGGGTCTCAGAGAAGATGTGTGGATCTGATACAGGAACAACGTCTGTATTGCGTGAGAAGTCTTCGCGTTCAATTTCTAAGTCAGCAACAACTTCAGACTTGCGCATCTCATCAAAGTGCCAACGGTTCAGTCTGCAAAGGATCTTTAGTACCCTTGCTTGTGATTCATGCATCCTTGCGTGGATGGCAGAAAAGACTGCTGCACCTTGCTCAATCAATGCCTGAGTTGTACCCACAGGGGCTTGTGCATTGACATCAGCAATCTTTTCTTCACTGGTGCTGACTACCCCCTTAGCTGCGGTGTCAAGCCATCCTAAAAGCTCAAATAGCACTGCGCTAGGTGGATTGAACGGCATGGGCATGGCTATTGAACGGATGTCGTTAACGCCAGGTGCTCCCTCAACTTCAACAATTTGAGTGATGTCAACCTGTTGGGATTGGCCACTAATCTTAGCCCCCTTGAGCTTGAGCATGGTGGCTGCGTTGTTGATGTGAGCAGAGTCCAGAAGCGCTCTAAGTGATCCAGTTAGGGCAGCGGACAATCCACCAATGAGATGAGGGAGACCAATCGCATATGCACCCCTCCAAGGGATAAACTTAAACTCCACAATCCAATCCAACTTGGTCATGGTCTCATCTTCTTCTTCCCAATTTCTGTACAAGCCAACAACCTCGTTGTCTAACTCGTCAATCATTAGGATATAAGGCACCATCTTGCCCTTGCTGTACTTGTCCTCTTCCAACTCAAGGTAGGTGTAGATGTGGTAAACCTTGCGCAATCCGTCTTTGTTGTCCTCCCACTTTTTACCTTCAATCTTGTCGTTGGCTTTCTGTGGTTTAGTTTGATCGGGCTCAGACACCGCTTGAATGACGTTCACATCACGGTACATTCCACTGGCAATGCGACGGTTAAACTCCCAATGGGTAATTTCATGCACCTCTGCAGCTCGTTGGGCTGTATAGAAATTGGTCGCAGCAAACGGTAGTATCACCCTATCAATTGGCAAAAACTCCACACAGGGCCGTTTTTTGTCTTCATCAAACCATAGCTTAAAGTATTGTGATCCACCCAAGGGCAACTGAGTCAGCAACTGTTCTTGTTCATCGCGGAACTCTTCAATCTGCTCTGTAATTTGCCAGTTTAGATAGTCACGCTTACGCTCAGCCTTCTGAGTCTTCATCTCATCGACTTTGCCAAGGATCTTAGTCCTGACAGGGCCATCTGGTGGGAACATCTCTTTGATGGCGCGAGCAGCGAAGTCAACGCAACCCTCAGCCATCGCTGGGTGCACAACCTTAGACGCTCCCATGAAGGTAGCACCGCCAGGGGCATCATTCCCCATGCCAGTACGTTTTAATCCCTCTTCGTATTGCTTATCTCTTAGTTCACGGGCTTCTTTGTCATTCTTGACTAAATCCATGTAGCGCATGGCAATAGTACGAAGTTCACCTTCGTCATAGTCTTCTGCCATGTTTGCATAAAAGTCTGGATTCTCTTCTGGGCCACTGCTTGGTATGGTGACAATCGCTGAACCGTCTTCTTGCTCTTCGGTTTCCATCTCAGGCATGTCAACAATAGCCGAACCGTCTTCTTGCTCGTCAATGTTCATATCGTCTTGGTTACTCATTATTTTTTCCTCATCAATTCAAGAATCATAGTATCCAAGTTTTTGTTAATCATAACATTTGGTTTGGGCGCATGATAAGGCATATCTTCATCTTCACCACGACGCATTGCTAAGTGACGTTGTGCAATTGGGTTTTGCTCAGGGAATGCATGGAAATCATCATCACTATAACCCCAATGTCTTTCACCAACCAAACCACCGTCCGCTTTGCGAATAATCTTAATTGGTTGTGGTGCAACATATTCTTTGTTTGCGCTTCGTAACTGATCTTCAGGTTTGTCAATTACGTATTCACCTTTTGTTTTTACAGCATGTTTGATGTCTTCATCACTTACATTATGTGTAAATGATGTTTGATGTCCCACATTGCTAGTAGATTCAGTTGGTGTGGTCATTAAAATATGACCAGCAACTTTGCCATTTTTAGTCATATAACGATTTTTGACTTGTTTGTTTAATACCTCTTCATCTTTAAATCTTGAGTCAGTAGGAATCATGTGTGGAGTACCGTCATCATTGTGACCAACTTGCACTAAACGTGGATGAAGAATATGTTGTCGTTGATAGTCAAATCTCAAATCATTTAAAGTCTTGTGACCATAATGGGATTTGTCTTCTGTTGTTGGATGACCCAATCCATTGAAATGCCCTTCAGCGCCTTCTTCTCTTTCTTCTTTGGTCAATTCGTTTTGTGGACGTCCTGTAGACCAATACTTAGCGTGTTTGATGGTTTTTTCCATGTTTTTTGCCATGGGTGATCCACGTTTTACATTTGTAACCATATAAGAACCTTTGGGTGGTGTTTTGTGTCCTTGTTCATTCACAAAATCACCTCTGTTGTCAGCCGCCAAAATTGTGTTTCTTACTCTTGCTTTATCACGAGATATGTTTTCAGCAATTGATTGTCCATGCTTGGTCTTAGGGCCAACATTGGAGTGAGTCACATAGTACCCATTTTCAGGGTCATGCAACTCATTGGTCTTCCCATATGAATTAGCAATAATTGGTGGTTTTCCTTCTTTTGCACGTTGTTCATTCAAATGGCGAATAACATGACGAGAAGACACATCTGTTTCATCCACTACATTAGGACGAAACAACATTCTTTTGTTTTGTTTATCTGCTCTTTCTGTAGCATTTCTAATTGAACCTGTATGGGCTAATATCCAATCTTTAGTCATTTCAGGATCATGTTTTGCAATGGCGTGACCTGCACGACGACTAGCGGCTGCCGCGTACTGTGATTCTGAATTAGGTGCAAAACATGTACCCTTACTTGTGTCAACAATTCCTTTGGCATCAGTACCACCACCACAACCTTCGGTTTGACCAGGGCAAGTATTAATCACTTTGTAATCCATATTTTTGCCATGGCCTCTAGGATACAAAGCATGTCCTGCTATACCTTTAGATGCATATCCAACATAAGATCGACCTTGTGAGTCATGTTCATGATGAACGGTATCTAATTTTTCAGATTCGTCTAGTGTGTCTTTGTTGTGTTTGATAAACTTAGCTGAGCGAATGCGATTTAATGCATTTGATTCATTTTGTAATTGGATTTCTCTTGGTTGGGCAAAATGTTGACTTAGTATATCTTTGTGAATTTTTGCCATTTGCCCAAGTGTTAAAGGCTCACGATGTTCTGAACCATATATTTTAGCTCTTGCACTCATCATATTTTTTAACCCTTCAGCACTTGCTTTAGGGTTACCTTCAATCAAATGACGAGGAACAACAATTCCCTTAACGCCACCTGATCCTTCAGCTTTAACTTCAACACGTTTAGATTTTTCAGTTTTCTTTTTGGACAATTCTGCTTTCATATCCTCAACTGATTTAGGTGTACCTCCTTTAGCTAAACCCTGTGGGGTCTGTGGAGGCGTCATAGCACTCAACGCTTGTCCTTGTGGTGTCAGGTTAAGGATATTGCTTTGTCCACCTTGAGGGCTTGGAGGTGCTCCCAACGGGCTTTGTGGGGCTTGTGGAGCATTGGGACTATTGGGTGGATTCATGTTTGGTATTTCTTGCTTTACCAATTGCATGCCAGGGGTTATGTTATCCATGTCCACACCACCAACACCTAAGTTGCCATCTCTATTGGGTTGGATGTAATACTTGGGAGACAAGTCAGGCGCTTCATTGGCTCCAATAGACTGAATGCCATACTTTGGAAACGTACTCTTGTTTTGTAGCGCCATGCGCATTTGTTCGATTGTAGGTTGCACGTTGCCTCCTTCGGCTTTATGGATGACTCCACCTGTTTTGTACAAGGGTAGTCCGTTCTTTAACACGTCTTCACGCAATGATTCTGATATAGGGAAGTGGTGCAATTGAGCAATTTTTGCTGGATCTTCATATACCATTTCACCAACTTGCAATCTATTGGCAGGTTCTTTTTCTATTTGATGGCTATTCAATTCCATCTTGACGCCATGTTTTTTGCCCACGGCATTGAATATGTTGGGGACTTTCTTGTCGTAGAACCCCTTCATGCCTTCACCACCAACCTCAAGATCAAGTCCTGAATATTCTGTTGGATGAGCTATGTAATTCTTATATAAAGGATCAACAACTTCATTTGGCGCATCACTCTTTAAAGCAGTCCTATAAACTTGTTTTGCTTCCAATCTTTTATTGTGATTTTCAGCAATTTTGTTTGCAAGTTCTTTTCCAATGTGCTCATGTAATTCATCAACAGGAATGTTTTTGGATAAAACCATTCTTCCTTCGTGATCAAATGCTCTTAAATCTCCAAGCTCATCATAGTTGAGTTTACTAATGTGCTTAGCTAAACCATACCGATCAGCTTGTTCCTTACCAGGCGTCATGACAATTCCATGGTAGCCCTTCTCAGCAGCGTGATGGATCAATCGTTTGATGGCCATCTCTTCCCAGTTCTTTTTAAATGGGGCGTCTGGTGGAGCAAAATTGTTTGGTAATGATAATAATTCATCATGAATTTCTTTTGGAATCGCTTTATTGTTTTGAATGTAAGGAGCCGCCAAATCCGATAATTCTTTTCGACGCTTTTCAATTTCTTCTGTGTGATAACCTTTTTCACGCCCTTGCTGATGCCAATCAGACTGTAGCTCCTCAAGGTGCAATAGCTTCTCACCATTTAAGCCAGTACGGTCTTTAAGACGCATCGAAGCTATGATGTTGGGTTCGCCATGGAAGTGTGATGGGACGCCTCCAAACTTACCTTGTGGGTCTTTGATCAACATCTCGCGGTAGTTCTCACCACCAGGCAATGTGTATTCGGAGTGAACAGCTGCAGGGTCAGCCAATCCTTGTCTAACTAACTTGTCAGCTTCTTTTTGGTATTCTAAATACTTATTCTGATTGGCGTTTTCAACGAAGTCATCATAAGTTTCTGACCAATCATCACGCATCCTTGGGCTAGTTCCAATCTCTCGATTAGCGTATTCCCTAGCATCTCTGTCTATTAACTCTTGGATTGTTTCGTCGTTGCCACCTTCAGTCAGTACCTTCTCATTGATCTTGTGCGCTGGTTTTCTTGCCAGTTGACCAAGGAACTGCTCATGCGTCATCTTAGGCGCACTCATCAATTCTTCTAGACCACGCTCTTTAATCTCAGTGGGCTTGACGCCAGGCAATGCCATCAACTCCTTGAGGAACTCAGAGCCAGTTCCTACCTTACGCTTAAGAGCCTTAGCGCCCATGTCCAGTGCTGAATAGAAGGGTCTGCCCTTTCCGATTAACTCATTCATAAGGGGCGCTCCTCTATCTCTAAGTGATGTGCGTGGGTGACTTGTCCACCCTTGGCTTTGGTGATGTCTGGTTCGTTGACGTCGTATGTGCCACGGTTTCCAATGGCTGACTTAATCTGTGTTGGTTGGAGCATGATGACTTCGTGTGCTCGACCAACCTTGTAGGGATCAGCATGGATGATGCTGTCGTATCCATCTTCCTTGAGTAATCTAACCGTTTCAGGTGTCAGTAGGTCAGGGAACTCGCTGTGCCCTTTAGCGTAAGCAGCTCGTGCATACTCGATCATGCCTTTGTCGTCTAAGTACAGTGGCACCTTAGCCTGAACATGGACTGGCATCACATTTGTGCCTTCCCTGAACTGCGCGTCTCTTCCACCACTGATGTTGTGCATGGCTGGCTGATGATGGGGATCGGTCGATAACCATGTAGCGTTACCACTGATAGTTGGATCAAACCCCTCGCCTTGGAACTCTTTGAAGTTAGCAGGTGTTGCGTGATACAGCTTTTCTTTTATCTTGCTTGGTGACAAGAACTTCTTTAGATTGGCATTACGTTCACGTTTAGGCAACACCTTGTTTAGAGCAAGGCGCATCTCGTCTAGTGTGGGTTTCTTAGCCATGGTCAGATTATGCCCTTGATCTATGTTTGGTTCAACCCCAGTGGAGTTGTTGCCACGTGGAGTTGTTGCCACGTGGAGTTGTTGCCACGTGGAGTTGTTGCCACCTTACTGAGCATAAGGGTTGGCTCGTCCCTTGTTATTGTACTCATCAGCGTCCAAGATGTCTGAGTCCTCGTAGGGATCACGCCTTGGCATGTCGATGCTGATCCATCCAGCGTCCCGAAGGTATCTCAACCCTTGGCTGATGCAGTCCACGAACTCGTCGTGTGCGGTCTCAGGGAAGGAGCAGATCTGGCTCACCATGCCTTCAGCCCAGTCCTTCACGTATCCTTTACGGACGGATGACTCGGGCACCCACACTCGACCAGCCTTGATGATGTTTGCCACAATGGATAGCCGTTGGATCTTGTCGGCTCGCCCAGGGTTGTATGCAATGACTGGGATGTGCGCCCTCTGTAAGTCTTGGATCAATGAGATGCCAGCGGACTTGTCCTCCACCAGAACCACGTCCACGAGCTTCTTCTCTCTTCCTTCCCCATATGCCACCTCGAACTCCTCAAGGACTTTGGGGCGGAGGTCAGGATACTGTAAGTGTTCTTGCCAACAGTCGAGCACCATGACGCACATACCTCCATCCAGTGGCTTGAACACGCCTAGCGTGATTGATCCTGTAGGGTCGTTGTATGTCTTGTCTGATGTGGCGCAGTCATAGGACTGGATAATGTACTCAAGCTTGGGGAAGGGCTTGCCATCTGGCCATAGTCTGAACCAATCCCTCTTGACGATACCATCCGCCTCTGGGTCAATCAACTCGGCATAAATCTCTTGGCGTCCGAGCTTGGTGGATTCATACTGGAGAATCTGCTTCTGGAAGTTCTCCGCCAGATTCTTAATGTTCGAATAGGTCGATGCCCGTGTGATGGCCACGTCATCCCCCTCACGTCCCACCAGATCAAGGATCAAGTCTTTGGGCTTTGGAGTTGTGGTGCAGATCAGCTTGGTCTTCTTACCCAGTCGGAGGCCGAACTGCATCATGTCCCACGCCTCTTGGATGTACTCCCAAGCTGCCAACTCATCACACCATCCACCGTGGAATTGTGGCCCCCTAAAGCGCTCAGGCTCCGAGGCAGCGATCCCCTTGATGAATGATCCATTCGTCAGGTGTATCTCATGGAGACTGGAGTTGTACTTCTCAATCAGCATTGGGGGAATAATGGTCATCAACCCTGAGTCACCCTCAAAGCATGTGCCCTTCAAGTCCCCTGAAGTTGGAGCCGATACTAGCCAACGGGTGCCAGGCTGACTCCATGCCCACCATGCCAAGCATTCGGATGCTGCTCTGGTCTTGCCAGCGCCACGGCCCGCGAGCATCAGCCAAATACTCCACCAATCCCCTGATGGCTCAATCTGATGCTTATGCGCCTTTTCCTTCAGCCACTGGTACTGCCATAGGAATACTGTCTGATCAACGACTGATAAGTTTAGGAACTCCTCTTGAGTCTTGGGGTCGAGGAGGACTTCGTCAATGACTTCGCTCATCTATGCTTGAAGTGGTTCATTCTGCCACCTCATAGGTCATCTCAAAGATGTCTGACTTACATGGATAGTGCTCACCCTTCACGCCAGTGATGATCCAGTCGCCTGTACTGACAATGTGATGGCCTTCAAGGGTTTTGATGGCGTATTCTCCTGTTGGAATAATCCTAATCCATCCATTGATCTCCTTGGGATTACCCATGACCTCATAGACCATTGGGTGATCTCCCATCTTGAACCACTGGGTGGCTTCGATCACCACAGGCTTCTTGCGGAACTTCATTGGGATTGCCTCGAAGCTTTAATGTTCTCCAACAACTGGCCAAACACATTGATGTTGTGCTCAATGATCACTGGTGCAGTATCCGATCCAGTCAACTCAGTCCTTGCCAGTTTGGGGATGTGATACTCCACTACGCTTTGGAACAGGTCAAACGCCTTCGCTGGGTTCGGTGGGATGACATACTCATCAGTGGGCTCACCGTTCTCATCCTTCTTACGCACTCCATTCGCTACTTGATCGAGCCATCCAGAGAGCCTATAAGCGTTTCCATCCACAAATGAAGCTATAGCTATCCTAGCGTCTGATGTCGCCTTGTTGGGGCTTCCTGATGGTCTCCCCGCGCCCTTCTTATTAGGAGTCATACTCTCCTCCCAATATTTTTAAATTGTTTATTACCTATTGATAACTTTAGTGTTAACGACATGATTTCAGTCCTTTCGCACAATATTTCAGTGCATAGCCTGAAGTTTATCTTATTCTGCTTCGCTTCTCAAGATTCTATGTTCTGCGAACTTCCTATAGGCTTTGAGTTGTGCGTTCTCTTCCTTGAGGCGCGAGATTTCTCCTTGCATGTGCCTCATTCGGCTCATAGCCTGATCTATCCACTCTTTAACCTCTTCAGGCATGGAATACATCTTCTCTGGTAACGTTACCACTTTTTCTTTTTTTGGAGTTGTTGCCACTGCCTTCTTAGGTGGAGTTGTTGCCACTTTTTTTGTTGCGGTTGCCATGTTTAATCCTCTGTTTGTAACCAGTCTTCTACCCAATGCTCATACCATCCATGACAGAATAGATACATCCACATTAGCCTCTCATAGTTCTTACCTTGCCTGTTATAGTAGAACTCTGCCAACCATAGGCATGTGTCCTTTGATGGTGGATTGATCATTTCTTCATGCCTCGAACAAAGGCTGCGAACGATTGGCTTGTATCTCCGAAGTTCTTCAGCTTGTCAAACTCTAGCGCGACTTCTTCCAATACTGCATTTCTGAACATGTCAGGGATTACAAGCTTGGTGGTCAAAGGTACCTCCATCCTGATGGTTGCGTTCCAGTCATTGCGCCTCACCATGCGTTGGAATTCTTCCTCGATGGATTGGTTGGTTTCTTCTTCTTCCTTATTCATCCTTGCCTCCAAAATAACATGTCCAATAAGATAACGATCACTGCGAATGCATACACTGCATAAAGAACGATTTCTGTTTTGTCTTTCATATTACTGCCTCTGTGATGGTATGCGGTTCAGAATGGCGCTAGAAGCGTTTTTAAGCGCTGTGCATGTCTCACCCTCATCTTCGGTATCTGCAAGCTCTAAGACCAGATCTGCACATGCTTGGCGCTCAATGAAGATGGCTTTTTTGGTGGTCTCTACCGCTATGTGCATGATCTCTGCCTGAGCTATTGCTAGGGCATCGTCAAATTCTGCCTGAGTGAAGAACGTCTGAGCCCCTGATGTTTGTAGGAGTTGGCGAGCCAACCCACTGAGTTCTTTTTTTTCCATTATTCGTTTTCCTCCATGAATTGCATTTTTCGTTTGATCATGCTGAATGTTTCTTGGTAGGCAAACTCAACAATTTCATCTACTAGATTTCCCAGTGTGTGGCCACTGAACACATAAAGATTTGCATGGATAGCCAATTGTGGACTTTCCGAAATATCCTCTTGTGGTTCTTCGAAGTTCGGCTCAATGGGTAGAGCCAAGCCATGCTTATCAACTAAATCCCTCAAATTGATTTGTTCTCGGATTCTGTTGGTAGGTGATATTCTTGATGAGAAACCCATTATTTAATCCTTGCTACTTTGGCTTTGCGCATGACTGCCTCATACTCTTTCTTGGCATTATCATCTAGTTTGCGCATGGGTAGCTCTTGGTAGAACTTCCACTTCTGTTGGTACTCTGGCTGCTCGCTTGGTGGTACCCATCCCATTGTTTTCCAACGAATAGAGATGTCAGTCCCTGCAGGTGTGTATACGTAGTCGCTTTTCATTGTGATCTCCTTTGACTAACTTAATATTAGCATTCTATAACCCAACCTGCAAAATCTCCCATTCTGAAGAACATTCTGCCATCGTGTACCAAATTAACATCAATTGGTATTTGCACTCCACACAATTCCATTTCCTTTTTAACGATGTCTTCAGGTTTGGCGCCTTGAAGAATCTTAAAGTGCCATGTCAATCGCTTTAAAACGGTCGAAAAGTACCCGCCATGGTCATTAATCTTGTCAACCACTATGATTGCTCCACCTTTCCTGCAACGCATCCTGAGCTTATTTAAAAGGCCTTCTCTAGCTTCTATTGGAATAAACATTAAGGTCAAAAACAAAATGTAAACCTGAGCGCTTGGAATGTGTTCTTGAGTGATGTCGCCATGCTCGATGTCAACCAACTGCTCATACTTGTATTTTTCTTCTAAATGAGCATACATGGATGGACTGTTCTCAAAACCCACGATGTCGCAATCCCTATCTCTAACCAATGGCAACAATTTGTCGATCATGTTTCCTGTGGAGCACCCAATGTCTACCACGCTGTTCACTGGGGTCAGATAATTCCTTGTAATGAATGCCACAGTCTCGGTGACCATGTCATACCATGGGAGTTGCTCACGCACATGAGAATCAAACTTTGTTGTAATTTCGTCTGAGTTGAATGTCCAAGATTTCATACTGGTAACCTTTTTGCAATTTCATAAATAACATTGACTGTGACTGAACGTCCACATCTTTCATACCTTTGAGCGTCACCAACCAATGAACCATCCTTGTACCATTTCGTCCAATTGTCAGGTAAAGATTGGAGTCGCTCGCATTCCAGAGGTGTCAGCTTCCTGAGATTGTTTCCAACAGCAACTCCATGCCTATCTTGTGCAGTCACAGTAAAAGCTGGGTCATTGTGATTTTTTATACGCCTACCGTTTTGTCTTTTTTCTTTTCTGTCTGGAGTTAATACAGCTCTGACTTCTCCAATGTATGGGACATTGTTTCCACCCGTTCCCATGTTGGCGGTGAGGGTTGGAACATAGTCTCCCTTTACATCTCTGAAGTGTGTTCTTCTCCATTGGGTAGATCGAACAGACTCAGTTGTTTCGTTGTATTCTCCTTCGTCAATGACGGCTCTGGTTCCACCACCTTTGTAATAGTGTGCGTCGAGCGTTGGTAAATAACTTGAGAAAATCCGTTCCCCTTCTGCTGATGTTTTTTCGTTCGATCCTGCATTCTCTGCAACGCACCTTCCGAGAGGAAATACTTTTGGTCTGGGTTTTCCTCTAAGATTTCCGACAATAAAGACTCGTTCCCTATTCTGTGGGACTCCGAAATTCTTACTGTTAACACATTCCCATTGAACGTCATACCCCAATTCATCCAAGCTGGCGAGGATAACTGCGAAGGTTCTACCTTCGTCATGATTGAGGAGTCCTTTGACGTTCTCAAGGAAAAAGTAAGGTATTCTTTTATCACGGAGGATTCTGCATATTTCAAAAAAGAGAGTACCTCGTGTATCAGATGTGGAGAATCCTGTTCTTCGTCCAGCAACTGAAAAAGTTGCACACGGAAATCCTCCAACGAGTAAATCGGTTTCGGGGATTTCTTCAGGAAGAATTGTTCTGATGTCTCTTGTGTCTGGTGTGTGTTTGAAGTTGTATTCATAAATGCTCGACGCCTTTGGTTGGAATTCGTTTGCCCATACGCATTGATGACCCGCACGTTCCAATCCTATGCGAAAGCCACCAATGCCCGCAAAAAGTTCTATAAACTTCATGCATCTTCCATATGAGTTAGAAACTCTTCTAAAGTCTTGAGCATCTTGAATGCCTCTTCCTTTGGAATGACGCAATGGGCGCCACCGCCATGCACTTGAATGGATAGCCAAATGTCTTGATCAAATTTACCGACATAAACTGCACGTCTTTCGTCTGCTTGAAATCTTATTGAGTCGCTCATGAATATCTCCTTATAGCCCCCGAAGGGGCATTGAATTTACTTCTTGGGGGTAACGCGGATGTCAGCACGGCCTTCTTTGCGGAAGGTGTTGAGAACTTCTTCTGTGATACCGTATGCAACACAGAGAGCCTGGTAGTCAACAGTGCCTTTGACTTCGAAGAGAGCAACGTTGACTGAATGCAACTCGCCTTTGTGTGTGCCTACATCGTACTTGTTAGCGATGGAAGCTTTTAATTCTTTGACTTTGTCAGCCAATGCTTTGGCTTGTTGGTCGAGCACGTAGAGTGCATCGATGTCTGAGGTTAAAGACTCTACTGTTGCGAGAGCTTGGATAGTTGCTTGTGTTTCTGTAATCATGATAATTTCCTTTTTGGTTAAACCTGCTCTAGTGCAGTAACGCTAGTCTAACAAATAATTAGATATTCTGTCTAGGGGAAACCCTTATTTTTGTAAAATAATTGAAAATATTTTAGTTTGTTGCTTTTTTGCTTAAAGTGGAGTTGTTGCCACTCAACTATTGTGAATCAACTCCACTACCCTCTTGACAGTGATATTAAGGGCATCAATCTCATCCATCTTGGCTATAGCCCAAGCCCTTTTCTCTCCGTGCCAACCCATCTTGCTTCCTTGGTGGCAACTCTTACAGAGGGCTATGACCGTGTACTGCCTATGCTGTTTGACGTGGTGGGCGTCGCTTGGCCCCTCTTGGTCACACACTGAGCAAGGGAGGAGCTTTACAAGCCCCACATAGGCTTTTTCTTTTGCTGTCAGTTGGTTGTTCACATCGTCGCCTTGTCTATGTTGCGATTAGAAGCCTCCAGAGAGCGCCAGACGTCTACCCTTGCCTGTGCTGCCACCAAGCCCCAACGAAGCCCTTCAGCCTTCTCTACGGCTGCGCTAAGCCCTTTTATCAACTCGATGTACTCTACGTCAGCATACGCTTCCATTTCAGCCGAGGCAACCGACTTACACCCATTCTCCATAGCAGTCTTCATCAGCATGGCTTTCTTACTCTTCCTAAACTCCTCCAAGTAGGTCAGTTCCCCCTTAGCCTCAGCGTACTTCATGCCGTGGGTGTAAATGTGCGTGACCGCGTCGTTGATGTCTTTCTCTTTCATGTTTGTCTCCTATACCATTCCGCCAATAAAAGCGCCTCAGCGCGTCCGTTATCCTTCTGCCTATGCAAGGGTGCCAGTGGCCATAATTCTCGCGCCATAGCCATGCTATCGGCCTTGTTGGAGGTCAATCCCATGTCCTTCTTCCATTGCTGTGGTGTGACCATGTGAACCACCTTTGAGAACCGTTCAATGATGGTGATCGCAGAACCAAACGCCATACCAAACTTGAAGGTCGAGGAGACCCCTTGCTTGGGCATAGCGTGGACGGCTTCGAGGATGAACTCCACGTCTTGGCGTTCTAAGGCTTGCTTCATCTCGGCAATGATGTGACGGCTCAGGAGGTGCTTGTCGTTGTGGATCATGTCTCCACAAGACCAATACTCACCGTTGTGGTCAATCATTCCCCATGCGCCAGTGAAGCCAGGGTCTACGCCACAGTAAATCATTTAGTTCCTTTAAGTTGAAATTGTGGGCACCGTTGAAGCATGAACCTCAACTGTTGTGTTGGCTTGCCCTTGGAGTCTCTGATCGCCTCGCAGTGCTTGTTTTGGTAGTTCTTACACTCAAAGCATAGTCTACGGTCGTCAAAGCCTTCACGGTCACGAATCATCATGGAGAACGCCAAGTCTTCAGCGTCCACCACGTCTAAGCCTTCTTTGATGAATGTTTCTTGACGCCTGACAAATGTTTTTTCTTCTGCTTCGGTCATACGTTGCCCTCTTTCAGCTTGGCTTGAATAACTTCCAAGGATGAGGCGGCAATAATATTAAACCCAACAGGTGTTTCTGGATACCACTGCAACACCCAAACATTATCCTCAGCAATAGCTTTTTCCCACTCCTCTTTGGATACAAAATAATCAGGGTTATAACACTCCTCGACTGTTTCATAAACATCTCGATGTTCGTTGTGGGTTAGATATAAACCGCACTTGTGTTCTGGTAACCAATTCATGTGTTGCGCTCCTTCAACTTGGCTTCAAGCATTCGCTCGTATTCAAATTTGTCCCATACATTGCACTCTGCATAAATGGTTTCAATTTCCTCATCTGTCAGCCCTACCCATTCTTTTTTGCAAAAGCCACCATAGTTAGAACATAATTCACTGCGTTCTTGTTCACTCATGTGTTTTTCTCCTTCAGCTTGGCTTCAATGGCTTGACATAGTTCGTATGACATTCCAAATGGCAACACCCCGCATTGAATAAGTTCCGCTTGTGTTAGTCCAACCCATTCACGCTCAGGCTTTTCCATTTGAACAATCAATGAGGATTCTTTAATCATCTGCCCCTTGAGCAATCGGTCAACATCATCCTTGTTGAGATACAAGTTGTCGTACCCTGCGTTGAAAGTTCGTGTTAGTCTCATGTGTTCTTCTCCTTTAGTTGATTTAACGCCCAATCAAGCCATTCTTTTGCGTCCATTTCGTAATAGCCAACAGGCCCAACAGATGCTAATTCTTCTCCAAGCCTGATTGCGGCTTTATGCCACTGCTCATTTTGGTAATTATCAGCCCACGCATTTAGTTCATCAATGGTGTACCAAGGGCGTGTATTTTCATCCATTGTTCTTATCCTTCAGCTTGGCTTCAATG